TACTATCCTTGGAGATGTGGCAAAAGAGAACGTCGCCCCCCAACCCAAAGAAACAACCACCCTGCAACCAGCCATGCAGTTAGGAGTTTAAGTGTACAAAATCGACCGCCTCCAAAAAGACATTGACGCCCTACATGGAAAACATCTTGCCCATCCAGCAATTATCCTTGTTCAGCCCGAGGGACGCAGGGAGATATTCGTCCTGCTGGTAGGCTCCCCGAGTAGGGAATGGATTTGCCACGTTCTTGACGACGTGCTGATGAGGATGGCTGGGAACGCTGAGGATTCCCGAATGGTTCAGATGTTTCAAGACGCCGCCAAAACTAAGGTACTTTCGCCTAACTTTGCCAAGAACCACAGGAAGAACTAATGGAAACAGGGCCAGGAAGCCGATACGACGTTCAACTGGAAGAAGTGCTACGGAAAAATAAGATCGGTCGGGCTATGGTATTCGTCCACCAACCTGATACGCCAGTCGAGAATTACGAGAAACTTTTGCTAGGGAATGTCAACCCGGAGTGGGAAGTCATGTCCTTGGAATACCTTGTTCAGTTCTTCGAGAAATTAAACGAAGAGGGAAAGATTCTTACCGCCAAGCCTGTCATGCCGGAAGCTGACCCTAATGCGGTCAAGGAACTCAAGGCAAAGGGGATAGACGTTGGCTGATAACCCCTTCAAGATAACCAAGAACGCCATCCACCACGGACCAATGGAACAACGCCGGGTGGACAAGTACATCCTCATGGAAACCCTCCGTTCGAGGATGATGAGTGACCGTTCACCTTATGACGCCCTGTATGCTGACATTCAATCCGTACTCGATCCCCACATGGTTATCCAGAATATGTACCTTGCGGGATTCCCTGATTTCGTTGCTGACCTTTTTATATCCAGCCGACACTTACTTTCGTTCGATGACCTTGATGCTGGACTGCAAGAAGGGATTATCCCCGCCGCTCAAACATGGATGCGTTACGGACTCATGGATGAAGAAAGCCCCGCAATGGAGAAGCCTGATGTTTGGCAATATCTTCACTCGGTTTCTCGTCAATCTCAAGCGGTTTTATTGAACTCAAACTTTTATCAAGAGGCCCCAAATTGGATTAGGTCCGTATCCAGGTTTGGAACCGGGGCGATGATGATGGAAAAGGATGACGATACTTTCGTCCGATTTACTACCTTCCCTATTGGAAGTTATTATATTTCCAACAACAAACGCGGAGTCGTGGACACCATTTGCCGGATGTACCGCAAGACCGTCCGACAAACCATCGAGGATTTCTGCACAAATAAATACGGTGAAGTCAACCTTGACAACTGTTCTGAGGCCCTTCAACTCCAATGGAACGACCCAAAGCGGCACGAAGAACGGGTTGACATAGTGATGTTCATTTTCCCCAACCCTGAGTACGATTACTTCAGGGCCAAGTACGATTCCAAGTACGCTCTTTACTCTTGGAACTATTACGAGATGGGCAGAAATATCGGGCACAAGATTCTGCGCGAGGAAGGTTCGTCTTATTTCCCTGTTTATTGTCTTCGTTGGTATCGCCAGCCAACAGATTCTTATGGCCAAGAGTGTCCCGGTTCCAAGGCTAGAGCCCCTATTCGTCGGATGTTCAAGTCGATCCAGATGTGGCTCATGTCGGCCCAGAAACTTCTCGAACCTCCCGTGGGTGCCGACCCTTCAGTGGGTGGCGGAGTGAGCGGGAACGGTATTGGAACAACCCCCAACTTCATAACTATGATTCCGGGCGGACCTGCGCCGAATAAGAAATTCGCCCCTATCTACCAGATCGACCCGGCCATGCTCAAACCTATTCAGGAATACATTGAGCAATGCGCCAAAGAAATCGACCAGCTTTGCCGTGGAGATATTTTCAGACGGTTTGGAAATGATGAACGTCAAACGCCACCGACCGCTACCGAAGTCCTCCAACGAGTTCAAGAAGATAGCCGTATTCTTGGCCCTATATTTGGGTTCTTCAATTTTGATGGTCTTCAACCTTTAGGCCGAGACATTTATAACCTGATGCTCGAAGACCGAAAGATTGACCCCGCCCCAAAGAGTATCGACAACGCCGACTTGAAGATCCAAATTGTTTCCCGTATCGCCATCGCCTTAAAGCAGGGAGACATTAACGCCTTGAACGCCTATCTTGGAACAGTCAACCAAGTCGTTCAAATCAAAGCTCAGCCCGGTAGCGAGGCCCTTAACGGCGATGAGGTTATGGATTACTCACAACACCTTTTGAACCTTCCGCCAAAACTAAGTTACAGCGGGGATCAACTGGCAAAAATCCGAGACAATATGAATAAAATGAAACAGCAACAAGCCGCCGCACAGGCAGGTGAAACAGCTTCGAAGACGGCCAAGAATTTAGCCGGGGCCGGGACAGGTGGTGACTCGAATCTTTTGCAAAAAATAATGGAATCTCAAGGAGGAAATAGTGCGACCTGATCCGAATCTAATGGTGACATTGAATCCAGCTGAAGCAAAAAGGCAGGAGATTAACGAAACAGTCAATTCGGCTCGTCAAAAGGAATTCAATACCGCGTTAGAGGACGTTTTAAAACTGAAGGAAGGAAGGCTTGTTTTGTCGGTGATTTTCAGGGACTTCCACCTTTACACCACGCCACATGACAGCCACGGATCAACAACTTCTTTCAAGTGTGGCCAGCAAAGCGTTTGTTTTACAATCCGAGATTGGATTCGAGGGGCCGGGATTTACATGGATTATTGGCCCTTAATTGAAAAAGACGACATGGATCGTGCCCAAAGATGGGACGATCTTGCTGAAGAAATGATTAAAAACGCAACCGGATCAAAGAAGTAGTTGCGCTAAAACTTGAAAGGAGATAGATTATGCCTGATGTATTAAATCCAGGTGAAGCCGCACCGCCCCCGCCAGGAGGGCCGTACGTCCCACCGCCAGATACCGGGGTACCTCCAACCAACCCCCCCGTTCCGGTCCCAAAGCCGCCAGTAGCAACGCCGCCGCCAGTTCCGGTACAGGTGCCTCCAAAACCACCTGCACCACCCGAACCAGCGAAACCGGCAACGCCACCAGCGACTCCCCCAGGATCAACGGACAGTTTATTGGATGGAGAATTACCAGTAGCGCCACCAGTCAAACCAACCATTGAAAACCTAAAAATTCCAGAGGGAAACATTAAGTACCCCCAGGAATTCCTGACGAAGATAGTCTCGAAGGCCCCCTCGGTCGAGGAAGCCCAAGCGAGACTCGATACAGCGCATGACCTTCTTACGACGATTCAGTCCGGGGCCAGCGTAAAAAATAAGGAATGGATCGAGGCGTTACGTCAGGATGCCGAGGTTGGTGGAAAGAATTGGGAAGCAAGCGTGAAGCTGTTCCGGTTAGGTGTTGTTGAGGAGTTTGGCGCGGAGTTTGCCAAAGGACTCGCTTTCGGAAAGCTGGATGCCCAACCCGAATTTTTCAAGGGCGTTGTTCGTAGAATGAGGGCCAAAAATCCCTCTCCAAGAGTAGACGGAGATCCGATTGTGAAAGAACCAGAACCGTCGAATCTGGAAGAACAGGCCACTAAAATGTACTCCGGTATGAAAACCGGATACGGAAAAGCTAAACCAAGGACCGCTCCGACGTACTAACCTCATCCGAAAGGATAGGTAATTATGTCAGGACTTTTAGCCGGACTCATCAATTACCCTACCCAAATCGAGGTCGCCAAGTCGTATGGCCCCGAAGGTAAGGAATTGGTGCCGTTCATCGCTTCTCTCAACCAGGACAATATGAACCTGTACGTTGAGCCCTACATCCCGGGCAACGTTTTGGGTGGGTATTTGTCCGAAGCTGAGAATTACATGCCCCTTCCGTCAGCCGCCGCTGATGGTATGGGACAGCTTCCCAACTTCAATACCTCGCAACAGAACTTCGACAACTACTGCAAAGTGCCGGACGTGTTCGAAATTCCCTGCGACGTTTTGGACGCTTTCAAGAACCCCGAGTACTACCGCCTCCGTCAGGTGATGGGCCGTATCCGGGCAATGGGTCATAAGGTGGCCCAGATGTTCTTCTACTCGTCCTTGGCCGTTAACCCGTTGGAATTCAACGGATTGGCTGTCAGGTACAACCATCTTTCGACGACCAACTCGCCTACCGCCCTGAACACCATCAGCGCGGGGGGTACGACGTCCAGCGCTCAAACCTCCGTGTATCTCGTTGGTTTCAGCCCGGATTCCTGTACGGGGATTTTCAACCCCAACGAGGGAACCCCTGGAACCTACGCCGGGTTTCACCATGTCGATGCCGGTATCGTGGACATTTCCACGGCTCCTGACCCGTCAGGTGGCACCAGTGGTCGCATGAGGGTCTATCGGGACTACTTCTCCTATCGTGGTGGCCTTGCTCTCCCTGACTGGCGTTTCGTCCAGAGGGGATGCAATTTTGACACGGTGGACTTGAGTTCGTCCAATCCACAAACCGACGTGAAGTATTGGTTTGAGGAAATGCTCGGGCGTATCCCGAACAGCAACAACGTTCCTTATGAACCCGGAATCTCGTTGCCCAAGCCGACTTATTGGTGGTTCTATAACAGGTCCATGAAGCGTTATCGTGGACATAATCTGCTCAATACCTTGATCGCCGGTGCTGGAATGAGGGCTGATGCCTTGTCCAACCCGGAGAACATCTATATGGGCGAATTCGGCTACGGCGGAGTGCCTGGTGGTATTTGCGATGTCATCACCGACACCGAAGCCGTGGTCGGACAATAAGGAGGAACCATGCGAGTAAACATCGCCAATCAGTTTCAACAGCCTACCACCTCAGCGTTAGTGACGCCCATCACGGCGGCATCGACGTTGTTACCGCTAATCGTTTCGCGTCCAGCGGCCACAACTCACCCGGAAGACACACTGAATCCGCTTGGGTTGTTCGTCCAATGGAGCGCTATTACGGGGGCAGGAACCAACAGCTACCAGTTCCAAGTTCAACAGTCGTCAGACAATGCGGGGTTGACTAACGCATTGGTAGTGGCCGATACCGGGGTGATGGTTGCCACCGGAACGGCGTCTACCACGACACCGACCTTGAACAACACCTCACTTTTCCTGAGAATCGACTGGAATACGATTTCTCAGCCTTATTTGGGGTGCGTGGTCAAATTGGCCGGAAACGGAACGCCTTCAATCTCGATCCTGATGGCAGGATTGATGAATTTGAACGATGTTCCTTCTGGTCTGGGAACCGTGGTCGCCGCGAACTACACGCCCTAAAAAAGCGTTTAGTTTTAGCATCGTTTGGCTTATTATGGGCATGGGGTCGAAAGGCCCCATGTCTAAATTTCACAAGGAGGCGTCATGCCTAAAATGATTACGATTCGTTACAAAGATTCCAGTCCGAATTGGCCTGGGGATGTGGCCGCGATGAACAAGTTCAACCTGCCGCAAGGTTTTGATGGACCGAAGTATCCGGGGTATGAAGAACAAATCCCTGGCGACCTTTTGGATGACACCGATAAAGTCATCGACTACAAAGGCCCCGCCGACCAGCGCGGGGGAAGAGATCACGAACAAATCACGGAGTTGGAGTACCGCAAGAGGCTTTACGAAACAGGTGGATACCACAACCATTCGTCCCGCAAGATGCACCAACCGGCTCCCCCTCGCCTGATGCAGAACAAGAGCATGCTGAAGGTCTACTCACCGCCTCGGGCGTTGCAAGCTCAAGACCTTGAGAACTTCCTTTGGAAAACTAAGGTAGCCACCTTGGTTCTCAAGGAGTTCAACCCGATCTGCATGGAATTAATCAGCGAAGTCACCGACGACATGATGGCGACTTTGAAGACAAAAGCCAAAGAGCCCGGTGGAAAGATTTACGAAAACCTCCTCAAGGGTCCAGGGATGATTAAGCCCACCAAAGAGGAAAGGGACATGCCGAAAGCGGCTCCCGCGAATGACGCTCCCGACATTACCCAGATGGACGAGAACAACGCCGTCAAATACGTCAAGGAAGTTAGCGACGTGGATCTCTTGAAGAACTATTCGGCCCAAGAGTCGAAGAAGTCTCGCCCTCGCGTGGCCGTCGCCATTGAAACACGGATTCAGGAATTGTCCAAGCCTTCGGCGCTGTAAGGTGCCAGCTAAGTCGAAGGCTCAGTTGAGATGGGTAAACAGTCCTTCGGGTCATAAGGCTTTGGGGGCTAAAGGTGTCGCTGAATGGAATAGCGCCACAAAAGGAAAAAAGTTACCAGAAAAAGTTAAACATCATTATCACGGAAGCCAAGGAGGAAAGTAATGGAAAAACACTTTAGGCCAGGGAGCGGGATGAAGGGCCACTTTAAGCCAAGTGGGGCTGGACACGTTGCCGATTTTGAACCCGGCAAGGGCGGGGGAAGCAAATCGAAAACCGAAGCCTACAAGCACGATGGCCACGGAATGAAAGGCGCTCACCACGTCGGTCATGGGGTTCACCACATGGGACACGGAAAGACCGCTCCGGTCCATAACGTCCATCACTACGGGGCTGAACACGGCCAGCATCACGATCTGGGCTAAATGCTCACCGAGACTGACCTTGCCAATATGGCACTCCTCCACCTGGGGGATGCCACGGAAATTGAAGACCTTGCCACGGATACAACGAAGTCAGGCCGGGTCATGCGTCGCCTTTACCCAAATCTTCGCCGAGCGCTATTGAGTGTTTGGGATTGGCCTTTCGCTACTTACTTCGTCCAAGCTCAGATTCAAAGTTTTTGGCCAACCCCCGAATATGGTTTCGCTTGGCAGTATCCAAATAATTGCCTGAAATTTGTTCGCGTCTACAACGGGAAAAGCACCGATGACATAAGTGACAAGGTTCCGTATGGCCAGTTGGGTAGCGGAAACCAACGATTGATTACCACTAACTTTGGGCCT